GAGCAAGATGGCAAGTGTGCCCTGTCAGGACTCCCCCTGATTAAACACCCAAGGACTTGGTCAATAGATCGCATTGACAGTCACCGAGGGTACGAACCCGACAATGTGCAACTCGTAACAAAAAAAGTTAACATGATGAAGGGTGTACTGGCACAAGAAGAGTTTATCTCCCTCTGCACCTCCATCACAGAGACACACAGAGAAAAGTGGTAGTTAGACTCTAATATAATTACCGATTGACAATTCAGATCTAGTCAATATAACTAGAGAGAACAGAACACAAGGACTTATCATGTACTTCAAGCATTTTTCTGGCAATACAACGAGTCCTGCACTTGATGCCTTTGCTATTACCCCATCTGCCACTGCCTTTGTTACTCCTCCTCGTGCTATCTACGTCGGTGTGGGTGGTACTGTGACCCTGACTACCTACAAGGGAACCTCTGTGACCTTCACAGTGCCCTCTGGTGGTCTGGTTCCTATTGTCGCCACACACGTTACTGCAGCTACAGCCACTGGCCTTGTGGGTCTTATCTGATGTTGGGTATTGGACTTAGTTTAACAGGTCGCCTGCAAAGCTCAGTCTCCCCTGCAGCACTATTTCTGTCTGGTGAACAGGGTATTTGGTACGATCCCTCTGACCTGACCACCATGTTCCAAGACACCGCAGGCACTACCCCTGTGACTACTCCGGGTCAGACTGTTGCTCTGGCGCTGGACAAATCCAAGAATGGTATCGGGACCAATGGTTCGGCACGAAGAAATATCTATACCTTCACCGAGCAGTTCGATAATGCCTTTTGGACCAAAAATGGATCAACCGTCACGGCGGATGGCGCAGATTGGCGTCTAATTCCAACAGCAACAATATCGACACACGGCCTCTCTGGAAGTGTTACCTCAAATGCTGGCGCGGTCCACACGCTTTCTCTTGAGGTCCAGACAGGATACACGCAATGGGCTAGGTTGGCTTTTCTTAACGTGGCAGATCGTGTCGATGCGTGGTTTGATTTAACCAACGCTACCAAAGGGTCATTTACTACCTCTGCCAGCATGACCTATGTGAACCATACGATTACTGACTTGGGTAACGGTTGGCGTAGAATAACACTGTCAGCCATTCCTGTAAACGCAGGCGGGACGACAGTATCTTGGCTGATGAGGTTAGCGCAGGCTGATTTGGATATCGCGCCATGGTTGGCAGATGGCACGAGTTTTAATCGTATAGGTCGCCCCCAACTCGAACTAGGCTCCACCGCCACAACCTATCAGCGAATCACTGCCGACTGGACCTCCACAATTCCTGGCAACCACGCCACCCAAGCCACTGCTGCTTCTCGTCCTACTTATGGTACTCATCCCATCGTTGGTATTCGGAACGTGGCACAAGGTTCTGCTGACGTAGGTAACACAACTTACTGGCCGACCACGGTACTAAGCAACGGTGTTACCTCTACAAAGGTCGCTAGTGGGATCGACACAGATGGTCTTCCTTATATAGACGTGAGATACCAAGGTCTTTCCACCGCCACCTTTCATGGGACCATCTACGAGACGAACCAAAGTCGCTCTCCCGCAGCGGTGGGGCAGACCTTTACAGCTAGTGTGTACATGAGAAGAATTGCAGGGAGTCCTGCTAACCTTGGACCCCTTACCTTGATCCTGACAGAAGAGACTGCACCAACCACCTACATAAACCAAAGTTCAAGTCCGGGTACGGCAGGGACAACTGAGATACTAGACACAGTAAGTCGTACTCTAACTAGCGGAAACCAAGTTCGTGTTGGTTTCGTGTTGAATTTTGGTGCTGGCGTAATTATCGACGCGACCTTCCGAGTCAAGGGCCTACAGCTTGAGCGTAGTTCTTCTCGTACAGACTATCAATTCAACTACAGCCGCTTCAATATAACTCAACCCTCTACGACACAAGTGAACTACCTATCCTTTGATGGGGTAGATGACTCTCTTTCCACTCCGTCTATTACTCCGGGGGTTGATAAGTTACAAGTATTCGCTGGACTGCGAAAATTATCTGATGCTGTCGGCTATGGGATTCTTGCAGAAACGGGTGGTGGTAGTGGTACGTTTACCATACACGTCCCTTATGACCAAAACACTGGTTCCTTGGACTTCACTTCAAGGGGAACTTCAGGTGCCTCTGCAACAGTGACAACAGGCTATGCTGCCCCGCTTACATCGGTAATGTCTGGTCTCGGGGATATTTCTGGGGACAGAGCAACCCTTCGTCTTAATGGTGCTCAAGTTGCCCAAAATACAGGGGACCAAGGTGCAGGAAACTACCTAGCCAATGCTGTATTTATTGGTCGCCGCGCTGGCACCTCCCTACCCTTTAATGGTAACATATACCAACTCATTGTTCGCTTTGGGGCTAACCTAGATGCAGGAACCCTAAGTTCCGCAGAGACTTTTGTTAATGAAAAGACTGGGGCCTACTAATGAGAATTACATGTTCTTGTCCTGAATCTCTTATCTCTGATGCAAACGAATATGCCATGTGCCTTGGTTTCTCTGAGGCTGACGAAGAAACCTATCGTGGTTTGAATTATGTAGACACCAAAGGAAATCTATACGCCGCAGCTTCATTTGATGCTCGTGACGAATGGATTCTCTTCGCGCAGGCACCCCTACAGCGCCCTCTCTGGGACAAAGAGGAGAGAATTGACCTGGTAGCCGCAGAACGTGCCCAAACTACTATGGTGTTCAGCACAGAGGCTCTCAGTGCATCTCCTACGACCCTGACTGCTCTTGGTGGTATGGATGGCCTATCCGCTCTTGTAGCTATGGGATTGTCTGTAGTCACACAAAAATAAACAGAAACTACGGAAGAGTGATCTCCTATGAATAAGTTGTCCGAAACATCTGCTAAAATGACGCTTGGTGTGTCGGGTAAGAACACTTATACCGGAGACATCAGGGCTGATGAGTTCCTACAAGAACTTAAGGGTAAGAAAGCCATCCAGAAGTACAAAGAGATGCGCGACAATAATGCGATTGTTGGCTCTGTAATGTACGCTGTAGAGCAAACCCTACGAGATGTAGAAATAAAAATCAAGCCTGCTGACGATAGTGAAGAAGCAAAACGTGAAGCCGACTTCCTTAAATCTGTGTTGGACGACATGGATGAAAGCCTTGACGATCACATCTCGGAAGCACTGTCTTACTTGACCTATGGGTTTGGTTGGTTCGAAGTTATCTACAAACGTCGTGAGGGGGACTTCCGTAGTCCCAAGAAGAACTCCAAGTTCAACGATGGTCGTATTGGTGTAAAGAAGATTGCCATTCGTGCTCCTTGGACTGTGGAACGTTTTGAAATCAACCAATCCACTGGTGAAGTCTTGGGTATGTACCAAGAAGCCACTTGGGGTAAACTCCCCGTAATGATCCCTGTTGAAAAGTCTGTCTACTATAGAACTACAAGTTTGAATAATGATCCTTCTGGTCGTTCAGTTCTTAGGAATGCTTATGTCAGCTATACTTATCTCAACAAGATTCAGAACTATGAAGCCGTGGCTATTGAACGAGAACTTCATGGTGTGCCTATTGGCCGTATGCCTGCGGAGTATTTGAGTTCGGATGCTTCAGCAGACCAAACCAATCTGAGGTCACAGTTTGAGCGTATCCTTCGTGACCTTAAGAACAATGATCAAGGCTATGCACTTCTTCCCTCTGACCTTTATGTAGACGCAGATGGTAAGCCCACCAATCAACGTCTTATGGACATTGAACTGATCACTGCTAATGGCTCTCGGTCTATTGACATTGATCCTGTAGTCAAACGCTACCAACACGATATTGCTCGTAGTCTCATGGCTGAGTTCCTGATGCTTGGTTCTAGTGGTGGCTCTTACGCCCTCTCCAAGACCAAGACGGACTTGTTTCTCCGTAGCCTTGAGAGTTACATCAATAATATTGTAGATGTCCTCAATAAGCAACTCGTAGAACGTATCTGGCAACTTAATGGCCTCTCTTGGGATGTTATGCCTAAGTTGGTTGCAGGGGACGTTGCCCCTCATGACCTTCGTGAAATCGCTTCCTTCCTTCGTAACCTTAATGGTGCAGGTATTGAAGTCAAAGACCACCCAGAACTTGTTGAGAACCTGATGAACATTGCAGAACTTGACTTTGACAAGGGTGCATATGAGCAAAGACTACAGCAAGCCACACAAGAAGTAAACCCGGAGGCTGTACCCAATGGCTAACACCAAGATTAGTGCCTTGACTGCCCTTACGGGTGCTGATGCTGCACAGAATGATGTCCTTGCTATCGTAGACACCTCTACTGCGACTACGAAGAAGATCACTCGTGAAGAACTCTTCAAGTCTGTTGATTACCTCGCCCTTGATCTTGCTAACGGTCTGGCTAGTCCTACTGAGGGTCAACTGACTTGGAACACTACCTATGACACCCTTGCTGTAGGACTAAATGGTGGTAACGTTGTTATGCACGTTGGTCAGGATACTTACTATCGTGTCCGAAACAATACTGGCTCTACTATTGCTGCTGGGACGGTATGCCGCTTTGCTGGTTCTCTTGGTAATAGTGGTATCCTTCTTGTAGCACCCTTTATTGCCAACAACACTGTAGATAGCCACACCATTATGGGTATCTCTTCTGAGAGTATCGCCAATGGTGCAGATGGACTTGTGACAAACTTTGGTGAAGTTCGAGGCATTAATACTTCGGCCTATACTGATGGTGCAATCCTTTATGCAAGTTCAACGGTTTCTGGTGGACTTACGGCGACAAAACCCGCCCTCCCTAACAATATTATCTCTGTTGCCGCTGTAGTCAATGCTGCTAACAACGGAACCCTCTTTGTTCGCCCTATTATTGAGAGTTCTCTCGCTAACACCGTGAGCATGAGTGGGGGCGGGACTGTACAAGAGTATGCAGGTTTTGCTACCCGTTCTGCCTTCGTGACGTGGGCCAGCGGCAAGACCCCGGCCACAGGTACGGTCGTATTTGCGGCGGGTGACGGCTATCGCTACATCGGTTCTGGCACGGCTATCAGCGACTTGGCTGGGTGGGTTCCGCTGGAGGTTTCCCGCCTGACCCATTGGCCCGCGACGCTTGCCGGGTTCCAAGCGGCAATGACCTATTGTGAGGGCAAAAAGCTGATCATCCCTGCGGGGTCATACAGCTACACATTAACAACGGATGTTACCTTCAACGGGATTGATAATATCGTCCTTGAAGGGGAGGGGCGTGGTATCTCCAACATCACGTTTACCCACGCGCTTAGCTACATGCGTATTTTGCGGGGGGCAAACATCTCCATTCGCAATCTGTCTTTGACAGTAAATTGCACTTTTGTAGGTGTTTCTAACACTATATTTATTGATTTCCGCAATTCAAGTTTTTTGATGGATAACTGTACATATTCTACAAACGCGGATATTTCATCAACAAGATATCACCACATAGGGGCAGCACCGGATACCGCTGTTAATTGTGATGATTTCACAATCTCCAACTGTACGGTTGACAAGATTTCTTATTTTCTGTTGAAATCTGTTGCGTCTACTTCAACACACAAACGTATCCGATACTTGAATAATCGTGTAACTGGCGGGCTGAAGGAACCTCTTTCGATTAACGCCCCAAATGGTAGCGTAGATGAAGCCATTATCACTGGTAACGTCTGTGATGGGCATTTGGCTGGGTTGGATGCTACGGACGGTCATTGGCTCGGCGTTGCTGGCTGTAAACGTGTAGTCATTACAAACAACGTTGTGACTGGCAACACTCGGGAGGCGTTCCATATCGAGGATGCAGCCGAAAGCGTCGTGATCAGCGATAACGTAATCAGCATGGATTTTACGGGCCTGACAGAAACAGGCTTTATCAACGTGCTGGCTGGCCTAGGCGGCGCGGGTGCAATGTGCCGTAATATCGTCATCAGCAATAACGTGATGGTGCAAACCAGTGGCATCAAGGAAGGGTTTGGCGTTTGGGTGTACGATTTCACCTCGGGCTTGCAAAAGACATCGGCGCAGAATGTTTTGGTATTTGGTAACGTGGTCGAGAACTGCGCCTATGGCTATGACATCATGGGTGGCGGGGAGACTGGCAACCGGGTTTCGAATAACACGGCTGTAAACTGCACGGTTGGTTTCCTGAGTCGGTACGAAAATCAGGCCACCTACCGCGACAACGTGTCAAACTTTTGCGACTACGGCGTTGCGACCTTCAACATGGGCCGCTTTGTCAATCATACCTTCAATCAATGCACAAATCTGGTGGGCTGCGATAACTCATTGGCCGGGGTTGTGGCACTTGAGGGGTTCTCGGTCATCAAGGCGGATCGTGATTTTACCGCTGCTAGTTCTTTCGGGTATGCAATATCTGGTGGCTTCGATTCTGCCGCACGATCTGAAATGAAAGCTGCGGTGATGATGCACGGTATTAACCAATCGACAGCTATCTATAAAAGTATGCTTGCAAATTGGGATGGGTCTACCCTAACTAGCACCGCTGGTATATCTCGGGCAACTAACGCTACAGCTACATTGGCTGTTACTGCCGGGGTGTTGACTGCAACGGTTGGCGTCACCAATGCTGAAAATAACTGCCGCTTCAGCGTGACTTTCGATGGCACAGCCCTTCTGACAGCCGCTGTTATTTAAGGGGGATTATAGAATGGGGAAACCTAAAATAGACGATATACCCTTTGAAAAGGCTATACACCAAGGAAAAGAAGTCACTCTTGATAAGCCCTTTCGACTTCCTGCTGGTTCAGGTAAGAAGTTCGGTGTCTATGTCAAGAGTGGCGATGGTGTCAAGAAAGTAACCTTCGGTGATCCTAACATGGAAATCCGTAGAGATGATCCTGCTGCCCGTAGTAACTTCCGTGCCCGTCACTCTTGCGACACAGCTACAGATAAGACATCTGCTCGTTATTGGTCTTGTAGGATGTGGGAAGCAGGTACGTCTGTATCAGAGGTGACTAAGGAAATCCAGATCGAAGGTCAAATTGTCAAGCAGCTAGATGAAGAGCGTCTCGCATTTGGCTGGGCTTATGTAGCTACAGTAAAGGGTGAAGTTAGCCTTGATCACAGTGGCGAATTCATTAGACCTGAACTACTGGCTAAAGCGGCCACCAACTTTATGCTCTCCATGCGTACTGCCAAGAGAATGCACTCTGGTGAAAGTATTGGTGAAGTAATCCACTCCATGCCCTTGACTAATGATGTAGCCAAGGCTCTGGGTATTCAGTCTGACCGTGAGGGCTGGATCATTGCTATTAAGGTCTACGATGACCAAGTGTGGCAAGATGTTAAAAGCGGTAAACTAGCAGCTTTCTCTATCGGGGGAAGAGCATTGAAGGAGATGGTGTAATGCCCACCGAACTCGTAAACTTGGAACTTGAGGAAGTATCCTTGGTCGATATGGGCGATGACCCACTCGCTAAGGTAGCCATCTTCAAGCGCAGCCCTGAAGGGGAACACATGGAAGATATTACTGCTGTAGACCTTGAAGCAACTGAAAAAGGCTACAAGGAAGAGATGAAGTCGGACGATATGGATGCCGACGAGATGGAAGATGAAATGATGGACGAAGAGGGTAACAAGAAGCCCATGACTCGTAAATCGTGGAAAGCAGAAGCAAAGTCCTTCGAAGAAGTGAACAAGATGCTTTTGGAAGAAATCGAAACCCTCAAAGGTAAGGTTGAAGAACTCGAAGCTG